GATGACACACGCATCTTCCGTATTATGCGGAACACATTCAAATATGGCGATGCTTTCTTTATTCGTGACCCAGAAACGCAAAAATGGTCTTACGTTGATCCAAGTAAAATTGTTAAAATCATTGTAAACGAAAGTAATGGTAAAAGTCCTGAGCAATATGTTATTAAAGATCTAGCACCTAACTTTGAAAATTTAGTTGCTACACAAATCACTCCTAATATCAATCCACGTCAATCAGGCGGCGGCATTACTAGCGGAGCAGGTTATCTTGGACAACAAGGCGCACAAAAAGGTAGTTCAGGACCATATCCTAGTAGCTCAAGCGGAAGTCGCTTTGGTACAACTGAAACAGAACACGCAATTGATGCTGAGCACATTGTACATTTAAGTTTAAGCGAAGGGTTAGACAACAACTTTCCGTTTGGCAATAGTTTATTAGAGAATATCTTTAAAGTTTACAAACAAAAAGAACTATTAGAAGATGCTATTTTAATATATCGTATACAACGTGCTCCAGAAAGACGTGTATTCCATATTGATGTAGGTAATATGCCAAGCCATTTAGCCATGGCATTTGTAGAACGTGTTAAAAATGAAATACATCAAAGACGTATTCCAAGCCAAACAGGTGGCGGACAAAACGTTATTGACTCAGCATATAACCCTTTAAGTATCAACGAGGACTATTTCTTTCCGCAAACAGCAGAAGGTCGTGGTAGTAAAGTAGAAACATTACCTGGCGGAACTAATTTAGGTGAGATTGATGACTTAAAGTACTTTACCAACAAGTTATTCCGCGGTTTACGCATCCCATCAAGCTATTTGCCAACAGGCGCAGATGATAGTCAAGCAAGTTACAATGACGGTCGCGTTGGTACAGCTTATATTCAAGAACTACGCTTTAACAAGTACTGTGAACGCTTACAAAGTCTTGTAACATCAGTGTTTGACGAAGAATTTAAAATGTATATGAGCGCCAAAGGTCTAAACATTGATTCAAGTTTGTTTGAATTGAAGTTTAATCCGCCTTTAAACTTCGCAAGTACACGTCAAAGTGCGCTTGACGGTGAACGTATTAACACATTTAACACCATTCAAGCAGTGCCTTACATGTCAAAACGCTTTGCGTTAAAGCGTTTCTTAGGTCTAACAGACGAAGAAGTAGCAGAAAACGAACGCATGTGGGGCGAAGAGAGTGGCAAAGGACAACCAACATACACTGATGCAGCAGGTGAATTACGTTCAGCAGGTCTTAGTGCCGCAGGTATTGAAGGCGACTTAGGTATGTCGGGCGATTTAACAGCACCTGACGGTATGGAAGGTGACATAGACGGAGCAGCCGCCGCTGGCGGAATGGCTCCAGCAGTGGCTCCAGGTCCAGCTACACCACCTGCCGCATAAATACATCATGATCCTTAGAGAATTATTTTATATTGACCCTGATACTCGACATACTGCTAACGACATGCGGTATGATCCTAAACGCGACTCAGGTGTAGTTAAGAGAAGTGATACTCGCAAAACTAGATTGACACTACGTCAAATCAACCAACTTCGCAAATCAAGCGAAGCACACATCCTAGAACAAGAAACAGAATTAAGTTTTATTAATACAATGTATGCAACGCCGGCACCGGCGGCATAAATAACTCGATTTAATAAAAACTAGTCGTTTTTAGGCTATATCGTACCGCTTTTGTAATTAAAGTGTAAATATAATACAGCCTTGTATAACCATCATTCACAGGAGATCTAACAATGACTGACCGTACCCAATTTGAAGCCATGCTAGAGGCATTGATCAACGAAGATCAAGAAACAGCAAAAGAAATTTTCCACAACATCGTAGTAGCAAAATCACGCGAAATCTATGAAGAACTTTTAGAAAGTGACTTCATGGAAGCCGACGGTGATGATGAAGATGACAAAGACCAAAAAGATGAGTCAATGGATGACGAAGAAGATACAGAAGCAAATCCATTTGGTGCTGATGATTCTGAAGATGACGCAGAAGCCGATGACGCAGAAGGCGAAGAAGATGACATGGACGCAGACAGCGAAGAAGATCCGTTTGCCAGCGAAGAAGATGACGCAGAAGGTGGCGACATGGAAGACCGTGTCATGGACCTAGAAGACGCATTAGACGAATTAAAAGCTGAATTTGAACAGTTAATGGCTGACGAAGAAGGCGAAATGGGCGGAGATGACATGGACGCAATGGGCGGAGATGACATGGACGCAATGGGCGGAGATGACCTAGAAATGGAAAATCCAGAGATGGATCCAAGCATGATTGCTGAATACACAAAGAAAGTTGGCCTTCCAAAGCACGGTGACAACGGTGTTAACACACGTTCAGCTGTAGCCAAGCCAAACAGAATGGGTGGCACAAGTGCTAACATTGCCAAGTCATTCTCAACAGAGAAGGGCGGCACTGAAGGTGGTTTAGCTAGTACTAAAGCTGGAGACTTAACCAGCGGACTAGGCAAGATCCATAACCGTAAAGATTCCAACGCAGGCAAGACAGCGTTCAAGAAAAGTGAACCAGGTCACGGCGCTGAGAAAAAAGGTAAAGGCGAAGTAGGCGGTGTTGATAAGAGAAGTCTTATCGGTGGCCGTAATTAATTAGAAGATGACATTGAAAAATATGTTATATCTCCGAGAGAATCTCAGTTTCAACGAAGCAAAAATGATCGTTGAGTCTGATGACAAAGACGGGAAGAGCTTATACATGTCCGGGATTTGTATCCAGGGCGGTATACGTAACGCTAACCAGCGTGTTTACCCTGTGAATGAGATTGGCAAGGCTGTCAAGACCCTAAACGATCAGATTCAAAACGGTTATTCAGTTCTCGGAGAAGTAGATCATCCAGATGATCTAAAAATTAACCTAGACCGAGTCAGCCACATGATAACAAATATGTGGATGGACGGTCCTAATGGTTATGGTAAACTGAAAATTTTACCGACCCCAATGGGACAACTAATTCGCACAATGCTGGAAAGCGGCGTGAAATTAGGTGTTAGCAGTCGCGGATCCGGGAACGTCAAAGATGACGGATCCGGTGAAGTATCAGATTTTGAGATCATCACAGTAGATATGGTGGCTCAACCTAGTGCGCCTGGCGCATATCCAACACCAATTTATGAACACCTGATGAATAGTCGTGGTGGAGTAAATGCCTTACGCATAGCGCAAGAGGTGAAGGGTGATCCTAAGGCACAGAAATATCTCAAAGAGAGCTTATTAAATATAATAAGCAAACTCCAATAATAAGGAGAATCACACATGTTGGATGCACTAAAATCGTTATTTGAGAACAATGTGATTTCAGAAGAGATCAGAGAGTCAATTGAAACCGCTTTCGAAAGCCGAATTACAGAAGCTCGAGAAGAAGTGGCTGTTCAATTACGCGAAGAGTTTGCTCAGAAGTATGAGCATGACAAGAACACTATGATTGAAGCTGTTGATCGCATGATCACAGACCAATTAGCTAGTGAGCTTGTTGAATTTGCTGACGACCGCAAGCAGTTAGCCGAAATGAAAGTCAAGTATGCTAAGAAGATGAAGACAGAAAGCGCAGTTATGAAGCAATTCGTAACACGCCAACTAGCTTCTGAAGTTACAGAGCTACATGAAGATCAAAAGGTTATGGCTAGCAAGTTTGGTAAATTAGAACAATTCGTAGTAGAAGCTCTTGCTCAAGAAATTACAGAATTTTACAAAGACAAACAAGACTTGGCTCAAACCAAAGTTCGTTTAGTTCGCGAAGGTCGCGAACAACTTAAGAAAGTTAAACAACAGTTTGTAGAACGTGCAGCAGGAATGGTCGATCGTGTTGTTAGTGAAAGCTTAAACGCTGAACTATCATCATTGAAAGAAGACATTGATGCCGCTCGTAGAAACGACTTCGGTCGTAAGTTATTTGAAGCTTTTGCTTCTGAATATCAAACTAGTTACCTTTCTGAGAAATCAGAAACTGCAAAATTACTCAAGGTCATAGACATGAAAGAGTTAGCAATTGCTGAAGCCGCGCAAGCTGCCGCAGACGCTGTTGCTCTAGTAGAAAGTAAACAAGCAGAAATTGTGTCTTTGAAAGAAGCACAGACAAGAAAACAAATCATGAGTGAATTACTTGCTCCTCTAAACACAGAGCAACGTGATATCATGGGTGAATTAATGGAGAGTGTAAAGACTACTCGACTAAACGAAAGTTTTGAAAAGTATCTTCCATCAGTTATTTCTGGTGGTAAAGCTCCGCAGAAGAAACAGGCACTAGTAGAGGCTAAAGAAATTACCGGAAACAAAGTTTCCAACAGCAACCGTAGCAGCGAGGTAGACAACAATATCGTTGATATCCGTCGCCTAGCTGGACTAAAATTTTAAGGAGAAATTAAATGTCAGAACTACTTAATGGCCGTTGGGCAGAAACTAAAGAAGCCCTATTAGAAGGCTTATCAGGCACTAAAAAATCAGTAATGGGTGTTACACTTGACAATACTCGCAAGTATTTGATGGAATCCCCAACTGCTGGTGCCACTTCTGCCGGCAACGTCGCAACACTAAATCGCGTGATCCTTCCAGTGATCCGTCGCGTTATGCCAACCGTTATCGCTAACGAGTTAGTTGGTGTACAACCAATGACTGGCCCAGTTGGCCAAATTCACACATTACGTGTGCGTTACGCTGACTCAGCAACTGGTGTAACAGCCGGTGAAGAGGCACTAAGCCCATTCAAAATTGCTGAAGCTTATTCAGGCAACGATGCTGATCCAGCAAAAGCAGCCTCTACAGCAACTCTTGAAGGTGCTGCAGGTAAGCGTATGTCAATTCAGATCTTGAAGCAAACTGTAGAAGCTAAGACCCGCAAGCTATCAGCTCGTTGGACTTTTGAAGCTGCACAAGATGCTCAAGCTCAACAAGGTATTGACATCGAAGCAGAAGTTATGGCTGCGTTAGCACAAGAAATCACAGCTGAAATCGACCAAGAAATTCTTGCTAGTTTAGCAAGTTTAGCTGGTTCAGCTTCACAAACTTATGACCAGGCTGCTGTAAGCGGTACTGCTACATTCGTTGGTGACGAACACGCCGCTTTAGCTGTTCAGATCAATCGCGTAAGCAACTTGATCGCTCAGCGTACACGTCGTGGTGCTGGTAACTGGGCAGTAGTAAGTCCATTTGCTTTAACAATTCTACAATCTGCTACTACAAGCGCATTTGCTCGTACAACAGAAGGTACATTTGAAGCTCCTACAAACACTAAGTTTGTTGGTACATTGAACTCAGCAATGAAAGTATATGTAAACAGCTACGCACAAGACAGTACAGCAGTATTGATCGGTTACAAAGGTTCATCAGAGTCTGATGCGGCAGCGTTCTATTGCCCATACATTCCATTGATGAGCAGTGGTGTTGTACTTGATCCATCAACATTTGAACCAGTCGTATCATTCATGACACGTTATGGTTATGTTGAGTTGTCAAACACAGCTAGTTCTTTAGGTAATGCAGCTGACTACCTAGGTAAAGTTGCTATCACTGACGGTAACGTTAAGTTTAGCTAATCAACATACCGAAAGGTTGTTAATTATAAAGGGCTCTTTGGAGCCCTTTCTCTTGAACTGATAAATACTTTGTATGATTCACATCGGGTGAATTTTATGCGGAAATCCAACCGCGTATAGCCTAGAACGCTATCTTTCTTAAGGAGAAAATAAAATGGGACGTCCTTTAAATAAAAAATATTTTGGTAACCGTAATACTGGTTCCACAAGTGTAACAACTGATGATGGCATTGGCGGCGGAGCAGTTGCTAGTGTTACATTAAACGCATTAGGCGCATATACAACTCGCCCAACAATTACATTTGCCAACACACCTAAATTACCAGGTGGTGTTCGTGCTACTGGTACTATCACTTCTGAAGTTGAAAGCGTAACAACAGTTGGCGGTACACAAACTGGTTATACAGTTGGTCAATTAGTAACAGTTGACGGTACAGACGCAGTATTGCGTGTTGCTACAATTGGTGGCACAGGCGGCGACGATGCGTTAACATTTGACTTCACTGGTGGTAGCCGTGGTAACTTTACTACATTGCCAAGCGGTGCTCAAACTACTACATCAAACGGCGCAGGCGCTGGTTTAACAGTAGTGTTAGCATTCCGTGCTAAAGCAGTTGTTATTACAGAAGCAGGTTCTGGATACACAGCCGCACCAACTCCAACATTTACACAATCAGTAACGGCTACTTCAGTTAACATGTTAGTTGACAGCGGTAACATTAGCACAACTGGAAATCAAGAAAATGCTATCTTAATGACAGCATTCTTAACTGGCGGATCAGCACTATCAGTTGATATTAAGAAACAAGTATCTACTAACCGTTTCAAAGTAACTGATGGCACACTTACTGGTATTGTTAAACTAACAGGTTCATTAGCCGATGCCGCTGGCGAAGGTAGTGTTCGTTTAGTTGACACAGATGATGGCACATATTTTGCTACTAAAATTACAAGCCGTAAAGCTGTAATTACTCGCGGTACAGGTACACAAACAGCATTTGTAACAGGTACATCTGTTAAGTGGAACATGACAGCGGCAACAGCAGATTCGTTATTAATCGACAACGCTTAATTAAGAACAGGGACTTAGGTCCCTATTTAGGATAATAGATGTCAAGAATATTAAAAGTCAGCAATAGTGATTATAGAATTAAAGTAAAAGATACTGGTTCAATTACTTTAGATACTGGCACGGCTGTAGGTACAGTATATGTAACTGGTAACTTGATTGTTAAAGGTGAAACTACAACAATTAATACTTCACAAACTACTATTGAAGATAGAATTATTACTTTAAACAAAAGTACCGACAACGATGCTCAAAATCTTGCTGCCGGTATTCTTGACATTGGCGGACTTCGTGAGTCGGGCATTGAAATTAATCGTGGAACTAGTCCAAAAGCACAGTTGTTGTTTGACGAAAATGTAAGTCACTACGATCCAGTATTAACAACAAGTATACCTGGAACATTTGTTATTAGAACAGCTGATGGAATTTTAAGCGGATTACGTTTAGCAAGTATTAGTCCTCCAGACTCTTATGACATGGTGTTCGATATGAACAACAGTCTTACAAAATTAAAGATTGTTAATATTACTCCGGCAAACTATGTTTCGTTGTTGGACAATACAATTCCGTTGAGTCCTGACACTCCTGAAGATAACTTTATTCCAAATAAAAAATACATAACCAGTTATGTTATC